GACGGACTTGCAAACACAACATTGTCGATTTTTTTAATATTAATTCCAGTAGAAAAAGTTCCGTATGATGCTAGTATGACATTATTCTTTTTCTTCCTTGGATTGTCGACTATCTCTCTAACTGCTTCTCTATCTTCTGTATCAGTTCCACCATGAACATAATGTAAAGTTCCATTCATTCTACTAACCATAGGATTAAACATTTCCCATAATGGTTGTCCATGTTTTTCTATGTATTGAAATAACACCAGTGTATTACCTCTCAGAGAACCAACAAGATTAGTTATAAATTGATTCCTACTATCACAACTTACCAAGTAATCCATTTCTTCTTGGTATGACAATTTCTTCTGTTTTGTATGACGTAGTATGACACAATCTATTTTTAAATTTGCAATTGTTCCCGAATCCATGAGTTCTTTTGAAGTTATGACCTTTTTTACTGGGCCGAACAAACCTTCTAATTGTAGTCTATGAACCTCTGACCCGTCTAAGGTTCCCGTGGTTCCAATACGGATTGCAGTGGTCTTCATCTTTTCTAAGATACCCTTGAGTGTTTGTGCTTTGAATAAATGTGCTTCGTCACCAATGACAACATCAAAAGACTCTAGCACCTCCTTTGGAGCTTTTGCGAATGATTGCCATGTGGTGACTGTAATAGGTGAATCAAAAACTTCTTGTCCGTGATATATTTTACAGACTGGTTCTGTATAACCATAATCTACAAAGTCTTTGGTTAACTGTTCTACAAGGGAAGTAGTTGGAACTATAACAATAGTTTTCTTGTTGTAGTATCTTGCAAGTAAGTATATAATTAATGATTTACCACTTGCAGTTGGTGAGAGTAATAGTTGTCTCCCATATTTAATAGTTTCATTGAATGCATCTATCTGATAATCTCTAGGTTCGAAAGGAAGTTTTAAATCTGCTAACCATTCTTGGCTACACTTATCTGTAGTTTTTTCTCCTATGACATCTTCAATACCACCGAAATCAAATCCACGTTCTCTACAAAACTCATCTACATATGGAAGTAATCCTATGTATATCTTTTTTGTCTTTAAGGAAAACAGTCGAACTTTTCCGTCCCAAAACTTATTCTTATAGGAAGGCATGAACTTTGCATTTGGAACTGTATATGAGAAAAAGTCATATAGGTCTCTTGCAAGACCATCGTCACAATCGACCTTCATAAAGACATCGTCTATCTTCGAAACTCTAACCATACTATCTAAAAGGATAACCTAACAACCACCCTACTAGTGATTCTCGTGTCCCCCTTGTGACTGGTGTGACTTGGTGATGAACGTCTGAAGGGAATATGATAATACTACCTCTTGTTTTTGCACTATATGGTGCAGACTGCTTCATGTTGTCTAACTGAATTGTATTATCTACAGACCTTAAATTATCAAAACAACCAGCTGGTTCTAACCACTCAAATCGTCCACCTTCATAATCATCAGGGTCGGATAATTGAATAGTTATACTTAACTTACGTATCATTCCAGTGTCGGTATCATGTGGCATTCCTACAAGTCCACTGTCTGTATGCCAAGTGTAGAAATCACCACCACCTAAATGTGGTCTGTTTGTGTAATTTGTGAATTGAAAATTTTCAAAGTGTCCATAATCCCACAACCAATGATTTTCTGCACTTGCCCATTGCACTGCTTGTGCAAGTTTTTCATGGAAATTTTGTGGTAGCATATCTTGCATCAACCACTTGACTGAAGACATTCTAATATCACTAACCTCTGCACCACCCTCTTGTTCTAATCCATCAGGGTCAAAACTATTCATTCCAACTCTACCACCATGCCAATCTTCTTTACCAGCAGCTGCAAGTATTTCATTTACTTCTGTATCATTAAAGAAACCTTCTGCAATCCAAGTGTGTTTATCGTATACCATTAAGAACCTGCCATGAATTTTCTCCAATCGATTGTATTCTTAATCGTTTGGTGTCTCCAAGTAATGTTAGTCATACACTCTTTGAGATAATCTATTGTGACTTTTAAATACTCAATTTTTGCATTGAGTTCTTGTATATCTGTATCTGAATTATAGAATAATTGCAAATCATTTTTCATAATCTTTAATCCGTCTAAAGGGTCATCATTCCAACCAAGTTCTTTTATTTGGTCTTCGGACATTTTCCCGTTATACCATAACCATTTGTTTTTTAATAGTGTATCGTATTTGAATTGATATTGTTTCATAACAAGAATCTTACTGGTTAGTAAGTCTTGGTATTTTGCGTGGAGTTTAGGGATTTCTAAAGAAGACTTATCAAGTTCGATATCGTCTATTTCACAATCCTTTTCCCACTGGCTCTTAATTTCATCTAATGTCATAATATACTATTATACCATATATAGGGTATTTTAGGAAGTGGATTCTATGTCGTAATATGTGAATCTAAAGTCTACAGTTGCAACCACGGCTTCCGTTTCTGCACCACTTTGTAGTTCTATACCACTAAGAGATATAGGAAATGCATCATGGAATCTGAAGAATTTATTTGGTATGTTTTTATTAGTATTAACTACTATGGTAATGTCTGAATATTGTGCAAGGTCATTAGTGACATCACTATATTGACCTGTTGTGGTCTTTTCAGTCCCAGTAAAGTTTGCATATGCAGTTGGGTCTGACACTGGAACAATTGCATTCATCCAGTCATACATTTCTTTGAAATTAGACAAATCTTCGTCAACTAAGAATGATACACTTAGTGATTCGAATGACACTTTATCGCCTGGAAAAAATGCATCTAATCCAACACCAGCTGCACTGACTGTTTCAGTGAATGATAAGCCTGGGATATTTACTGATTGAATGTAGTATTCCACTGTAGGAACTTTATCAATTAGTAATCTAAAGTTATTCTTGTTAAGTATTGATTTGTTAATCTCAGTCATTTAGTTTTAATACTCTCTTATTTGTTGAAGTGTCAAAGTAATCCTTACCCCTATACTCTCTAGTGACGACCTCTTCACAAAGGTATCCGTCTTTTTCGTATAGTGTAGTAATTTTTCTATTGATAACTCCTTCTACTGTTTCTTCCCCATTAGGGAATGCTTTATCTGACCAAGGGCCTTCTAAAACTTTTACTGTTCTTTCATAATCTGTCATTTGTTCTCTCATTAAAGGGGGTGAAATATTTCACCCCACAATACTATTTATAGTTATTTCTCATTAACAAATTCATTCAATTCAGATGCAACGGCAATAATATCCTGTGCATTGATTGAAGTAGTTATTAAAGGTTTCTTATCATCAGGGTGATTATCGTTGTGGGTGTAAACCGCATCGTTTTTCCTTTGTAAGTTTTCTATTAGTATAGACTGAGCCATACTTAGTAAGTCGGCTCGTATTTCATAACCTGATTTTCCATTTGACATAATTTCCTCCTGTGTGTGTGTTTATGTCTGTATCGTTATTGATACCTTATATTTAGGTTGACAATAATACATACTTTTTGATATAATAGTAAAGTAGGAAATCGAGACGGAAGTAAGATGGTTGTGAGAGGTTGTTCCGTATAGAAAAGGTGTTCCACACTGTTAAAGTCAATTAAGACGTGGCATATAATCGTGAGGTGTGGATAGAAACCGAACAGAGAAACACTTGAAATTTTTGACGAATTGGAATAGTGTGGTAAACGAATTTCCGTATGGTCACTGCCTATTGACCTAGATAAAATTGGGGTAAGGCCTCACTTGAAGGACACGGCGTAAAGAATAGGGTGTTCCCTAGACATTGAACGATAAAGTCAACTCAAAAAAAAAAGGTCTCATAAGAGACCTTTTTAGTATTCCAATTAAGGAATGAGACTTTCGTCTTACAGAATGTTTGACACTGCAAATTTTCTGTAGTATTGGTTTGTTCCTGCTGAAGCAAGTCCGTCTGAAGGTGTAGCACCAACAAAAGGATTTGACACCATACCATATCTAGTTTTGAAACCGATTTTTGGTTGGAACGTATTCTCACCAACTGCACGAACCATTTGTAATGGAACGTAAGGGCAATAGAATAAACCAGCGTCATAAGGGTTTGAACCTCTATAACCAACAGTTAAGTAGTCTGAAGACGCATATGGGTCTATGTAGACTTTAACTCTTCCGTTTAATACACCAGCAAAAGTATTACCAGTATCATCAACGTTTAAGTTGGTTGAAAGAGCAGGTGCGTAATCTAATACACCAGCCATTGATAGTGCTGAAGCAACATCAGAAGAACATAGGATAAAGTTTCCTTTTCCTCTTCTTGTTTCTTTAGCAATCTTGTTTGACTCTCTTTCGATTTGGAACAATAGTCCTTTGAACTTTTCTACAGACCATCTTCCGTTAGCATCAACGTCTAAGTTGAATGTTCCACCAACTGCAGTTGCATCAGCACCTGTTTTAGCTTGGTTGTTAACACTTCTTACAACTTCTCTGTTGATTTCTGCTAATATTTCTGAAGATAGGATATTTGCAAGTTCTGATTCTGCATCAAGGCCGTGGATTGCTTTAAGGTCTTGTGCAAGTTCTAATGAATATTCCGCTTTTAGTGCTCTTGACTTTGCTGTCACTGTAGCTTTCTCGATTGAGAATGCCATTTCAGCAAAATGGTTTCCAGCTGCATCACCTAGTGATTCTGCTGAAGCTGTAGACATACCTGTAGAAGTCTGTGACGCATAAGAACCATTGAATGGGTCTCCTGAGTGGTCGCTTCCTACTGAAGTTGATGTTGTTTGAGCAGATGCTGAGTAATCAGTTCTAGCTTCGTTATGTAAAGCTTCTGATGTATTCAGTCTATCAGCGTCAACGTCATCGTTATATCTTGCTTTCATAGCAAAGATAAGTCCAGTTGGGCCGGTCATTGGTTGAACACCGCAAATGTCGTATGCAACGAGATTTGGCATAGCACGTCTTACTAATGAAATCAAGATTGGATCCCAGTTAGAAATTCCTGTGCCTGTGGAATTTAAAGGTGCTGCTTCTGCAAGAGTAGCTCTGTCTTCGTTTAGAGCTTTTTCTTGGTTTTCAAGGATAACAGCTGTGACTGCACGTTTGTAGTTATCTTCGATTTTTGGTAAATCGGAG